AAAAATAATGCTAATATAAGCACACAACAGGCATATGCTGCTGGATTGTATTATGGTATTACATGGCCAATTTTGAATCATATATTTGCATTTAAGTGTTTTTTAGGAAGTTTTGAAGGCGCAATGAAATTACCGTCTGCGAATTTATCGTCTGCGAATAATAATTTTCAAAAATAAATATCAAAAATTAAAAAATAATAATCAGATAAAAATGGAAAAATACATAGTATTTACTCATAAAGATAAATATTCAGCAGCTATTACTGAATGTTTTAAATACACAGATGAATTGTTTAATGTGCTAAATGAAGTAGCAAGTGTCAACGATTATTACAGGATTGATGTAGTAGAATGTGATAAAACTACAATTAATAATTTAAATGATACATTTTCTAAATTAGAATGGCCCCTCGTATATTTTCATACTAAGGATATTTCCATTGAAGAAATTAAAACAAGGTGGAACTTAGACAGTGCTCTTAAATATGGAAAAAATGTTAGAAAAATGGGTAATAAATCTTAAATGACCTTTGGGGTCGCAATCTAGGTCGCAAGCGACTACGAAATCTAGTGTGAAATATTTTTCGAAATATGAGCGAACTAGTGCACGAACCAGTATGCGAATCAGTTGTGCGAAATGTGCGCGCAAATTATTTCAAAAAATTAATAAAAAATTAATAAAAAATTAATAAAAAAATCCAAAACAAAAAATGTTACAAAATATTATTTATACTAAATTTAAAATTCCACAATACGTTCCAAAATGGGTTCTTGATTCTCCTAGAATTCAAAGGAATACATCTCAATTTAATCCATGTATGAGTATAAAAATTACTACAGATGATTTTACAATAATTGAAGATCAAATGCAAGCTTTTGAAGATATCGAAAAAAATGAGAACCCACGTCGAACTAGCTTTAAAGGCACCTACGGATCTATGACTATTTTATTACAAAATCATAGTGAAGTAGCTTTTGGAAACAGAATTTTAGAGGGTTGTTATATACAAAATTACACAAATGTAGAATATAAATTTTATGATGTGTCTATAAAACCAAATTGTTATATTCCAAATCCGATTAGGGAAAATTCATATAACTTTGAAAGTACACCTGTAAAAATTCAATTTACACGGGATTAAGGCGAACTGGTGTTAAGGATTTTTCGAAATATCTGTGCGAGGTCCTTGGGGGGGGGACCGTCCCTGAATTAAATTAAATTCGTTTTATTTCCAAAAAATATTTTCTTGCGATTCTTTAGTAAAGAGAATGGGTGGTGGTTTAATGCAATTGGTTGCTTATGGTGCTCAAGATATTTATTTGACTGGAAGTCCACAAATTACCTTCTTCAAGGTAGTTTACCGACGACACACTAACTTCGCTGTAGAATCTATTGAACAAGTCTTCAATGGAAACCCTACATTCGGACAAAAAGTATCATGCACTATCTCCCGTAATGGTGACTTGATTAACTGGGTTTACTTACAAGTACAATTCCCAGCAATCTCTGTTGGCTCAGTGTATGCTCCAAACGCAACTGCAGCTGCATCTGTCGCATGGACTAATTCCTTAGGTCATGCATTGATCAGATACGTTGACATTGAAATTGGTGGTCAACGAATTGATCGACATTACGGAATGTGGCTTGAATTGTGGGATGAACTTACTCAAACTGCTGAAAAAGAAAATGGCTATAAATGGTTGTAGCGAAAAATAACATGCCTAATTAGTACGAGTTCCTAATTAGGGAAAACATTTGAAGTCTCGTAATACTTTTCCTTTACTCAAAGTATTATACTCAGTTATTAGTATTAATGTTTACATTAATGCGACACTTTCAAATTGCGGGAAACTCCCTTTTATTGAAAGTTTTTTAAACTTTTAGTAAATTAAAAGGCATAACTACTACTTATATGTGGGAAATTACTAAAGAGGACTTAGAGAAAAAATGTGAAGAACAAGATCACATCAGTAATCCAAGAACTCGAAGTAAACAAGAAACCGATATAAGGAACACGGGTAATGACCGTACACAATAGTAATAACGTTAATTATACAAATTAGTATAATCGTTGATTAATCATAATTAAAGTAAGTGATTATCAATGTGCAATCCAAGGATTTGGGACAATCCGCAGCCAAGATTCCTACACCCCTAAAAGGGAGGGAATAAGGTTCAACGACTAAACGGAAGTGGGTCCTTTAATTAGGGCTTAAGATATAGTCTAGCCCGTAACAAATATGTGTAGCGCCAAAATAGGTAGAAATACCCGGTATCGTCATCACACTTTATGGTATGTCAATGACAAGTACAAGTACTGTCATGACATGTCTAAAGTTAAGAATCATATGACCGGCCGCTACGCAACCAACATTGGTCTATTCGGTAATGGAAATAGCCCAAGAATCTATTATGTTCCATTAATGTTTTGGTTTTGCGTCAATCCAGGGCTTTCCCTCCCATTGATTGCATTGCAATACCATGAAGTCAGGATCCAGATTGAATTCAGAGATGCAAATGAATTGATCGTTGGTCTTAACCAAAATTTAACTCGAGACATGGCAGCAAACACTGCAAATATCTACGATACAGGCCTTGGAATTCAACAAGCAGCCTTATGGGTTGATTACGTGTATCTTGATACAGATGAGCGAAGACGTTTTGCTCAAATGTCACACGAATACTTAATTGATCAATTACAATTCCAAGGTAACGAACAAGTTGTGTTTGGATCTAATGCAAATTACAAATTCCGACTCAACTTCAATCACCCAGTTAAAGAACTTGTTTGGGTTCTTCAACGTAATGTCAATAACACTCGAGGTACAGCATACAATGACTGGTTTAACTTCAGTGCCGCTGGTCCAGGTACCCCATACCCAACTGATGCAGTTGATTTGATGGAATCTGCTAAGATCTTGTTGAATGGACATGACCGATTTGCCGCTCGTCCTCAAACATACTTCCGTTTGGTCCAACCTTACCAATGCCACACAAGGATCCCATCCAAACATATCTATGTTTATGCCTTTGGATTAAGACCTGAAGAACATCAACCAAGTGGAACATGCAATTTTTCACGTATTGACAATGCTCAGTTGGTCGTGGAACTCACACCTCCACAAAACATTCCTAATTGGGAAGAATGGTCCAATAACCCATATGGTGTTGTTTGGATTTTTGCTAAAAATTACAACGTCCTTCGTATCATGTCCGGTATGGGAGGTCTTGCATATTCCAATTAAGCTTTGCGTATTATTTACGCTTTTTGCACAAAGTATTTATGGTGTACTTTTATTTTCTTTATTGAAAATTTCACTTTATTCGAGTAACTCACTAACAACTCATAAATTAATCATACCTTTTTTCCAACGCTTTGCTAATTTTACCGGAATTTTAGCCTAAAGCTATCATGGATTATATGTCAAATACACATTATCGGGAAATATTGTGGAAAATGACATGTAAAACGTAACCGTAAACGTATAGAAATATACGGGTTAAATATTTTCTTTAGACTTTTGTTTAGAGTGTAGAGAAAATTTTGCTTTAACAAAAGCGCTCCTAAAAATTCTGGAACACTTTTGATATTTGTATGTATTTTAACAAAAGCGCTCCTAAAAATTCTGGAGTGCTTTTTGAATAAATATCATTTGTTATTTTTAACATTTGTTATTTTTAACAAAAAATTTGTGAAAAATAACAAAATTTATCATCCTAAACTTAATCTATGGATCTAGTAAAGTCTCATTGAACCCGATGATCAAGGGCGTAACCGAAAGTTACTACGATGATTTTATAAAATTGAAAAATAAAATGCGTTAAACTTTTAAAATAAAAGGTTGTACTATAAATAAAAACACCCATGGAGATTCAATTGGAAATTTAACAGAATTACAAGACTTAATTTGTAATGATAATGAATTAACAAGTATTCCATATTCTATTAGAAATTTAGCAAATTTAGAATATGCAAATTTTTATAATAATCCTTTTTATGATAATAATAATCATAATATAAATATGTTTTTTTATGAATCATTAGATGGTGTATTAAACGAACAATTGATTCTAGATTTGGATTCAATGTCAGTTATAATGTCTTTTTATGATTTTGATGTTTTAAAAAAAATACAATCTTAATTATTCCAAAATAATTTTCAAAAAAAAATATCACACCCCGAGTTCCCACAAACACTAAAAAATGGACCTAAAAAAATTTGAATCAGCTATTTTAAATATTCGTGACCTAGATAAATATAAAAACGACCCTTTAGCGAAGGATTACTTTAATCACTATTCAATTTTACCAGAAAATGAAACTACAAATATAATACTAGGAGTATGTTATTATGAGAATATTGGTACTGAATATTCATTTGAAAATGCAAAAAAATATCTTTTAAAAGCTCAAAATAACGTAGCTGCGCAATTTTATTTAGGGACGTATTTCGAAAATCATGGTGACGAAAAAAACACAGAATATTATTTATTACAATCTGCTGCACAAAACCTAACAATAGCACAAAATTGTCTAGCAATTTTTTATAAAAACACTAGGAGTGATTATGAAAAAGCAGAATTTTGGTTTTTGAGAGCAGCAGAACAAAATGATGATATTGCACAATACAACTTAGGAAATTTTTATGAAAAGATCAAAAAAGACTTCGAAAAAGCAGAATTTTGGTTATTAAAAGCAGCAGAACAAAATGATTTTGATGCACAATACGAATTAGGAAATTTATATAAAGACATAAAAAAAGACTTCGAAAAAG